GACATCATCCGCGCATTCCGCGACCTGCCTGGCCGGCACGTCTACATGAGCGCCAAGCTGGAGAAGACCCAGGACGAGATGGGCCGCGTGCTGTATGCGCCCTCGATGCCTGGCAACAAGACCGGCCAGGCGCTGCCCTACTTCTTCGACGAGGTGCTGGCGCTGCGTGTCGAGAAGGACAGCGAAAACAACACCCAGCGCGCCCTGATGTGCGATTCGGACGGCCTGTGGCTGGCCAAGGATCGGTCGGGCAAGCTGGACACCTGGGAAGCACCGGACCTCGGTGCAGTCATCGCCAAGATCGGGGGCAAGTGATCATGACCAAGTCAATGGAACAACTGGCCGCGCAGTGGCTTGAGGCCAAGGAGGCCGAGCGCAAGGCCACCGAGCGCCGCCGTGACTTCGAGGACGCCATGCGCGCCCTGACCAACTACTCGGAGCACACCGAAGGAACCGAGAACATCAAGACCGAGCACTACTCGATCAAGATCGTCGGCCGCATCGACCGCAAGGTCGACGCCGACAAGGTGCAGGAGTTGGCGGCAGAGCACGGCCTGACCGATCACCTGGGCACGCTCTTCCGGTGGAAGCCGGAGATCAACATGGCCATCTGGAAGGCGACAGATGAGTCCATCACCAAAGCACTCGCCGGAGCAATCACAGCCAAGCCTGGCCGCCCTTCTTTCACCATCGAACCCATCACCCCCAAGGAGTAAATCATGGCCTTTCTCGGACAAACCTTCGCCGCATCTGACATGCCCCAGGGCACCAGCAACTTCGAGCCGCTGCCGGCTGGCTGGTACACCGCCAACATCACGCAGGCCGAGCTGAAGACCACCGCCTCTGGCGATGGCCAGTACATCAAGCTGCGCTACGACATCACCGGGCCGACGCACCAGGGCCGCGTGGTGTTCGGCAACCTCAACATCAAGAACGCCAGCGCCAAGGCCGAGGAGATCGGCCGCCAGCAGCTTGGCGAGATCATGCGCGCCATCGGCCTGGCCAAGGTGCAAGACACCGACCAGCTCATTGGCGCCAGCATCCAGGTCAAGCTGGAGATCCGGCCGGCACGCACCGATGAGCGCACTGGCAAGACCTACGAGGCCAGCAACGACGTCAAAGGCTTCAAGGCCGTCAACGGTGGCGCAGCGCCTGGCTTTGCCGCGGCACCTGCTGCAGCAGCTCCTGCAGCGTCTGGTGCTCCTGCGAAGGCCGCGCCGCCCTGGCAGAAGAAGTAAGCCAAAAAGAAGCCCAGGCCAGCGCGTGCTGGTCCTGGGCGAGTAGCGATCACATGACAGAGAGGGGCAACATGAAGATACCCGAGCCAGAGCATAGCATCCAAGCGCTGATCGACAAGCACCACGAGAAGCAGGCCGAGCCGCCCAGGCCGCACATGGGCTGCAGCCAGTTGGGTCACCCATGCGACAGGTGGCTGTGGCTGTCGTTTCGCTGGGCTGTCCAGCCCAAGTTTCCTGGCCGCATCCTTCGCCTGTTCAGGCGTGGCCAGATGGAGGAGGCAACCATCGTGTCGGACCTGCGCGCCATCGGCATGGACGTGCGCACCAGCCGGCAGCAGGCGCGCGTGGACTTTGGTGCGCATGTGTCCGGCAGCATTGACGCCATCATCGAGTCTGGCGTTCCTGCAGCGCCCAAGAAGCGCCATGTGGCCGAATTCAAGACGCACAGCGCCAAGTCGTTCAACGACCTGGAGAAGAAAGGCGTAGCCGAGGCCAAGCCCGATCACTTCGTCCAAATGCAGCTCTACATGCATGGCACCGAGATCGACCGCGCCCTGTATGTGGCTGTCTGCAAGGACGATGACCGCATCTACACCGAGCGTGTTCGCTACGACAAGGAGGTGGCCGAGAAGTTCATCGCACGCGGCCGGCGTCTAGCTTTGGATGACCGCATGCCGCCACCCATCAGCACCGACCCATCCTGGTACCAGTGCAAGTTCTGCGATGCGCACGAGTTCTGCCACGAGACCAAGACCACCAAGCATGTGAACTGCCGCACCTGCGCGCACAGCACGGCCAAGGAGGACAGCACCTGGCGCTGCGAGAGGCACGAGGCCGATGGCATCCCAGTGGAGTTCCAGCGCCAGGCCTGCGACAGCCATGTGCTGCACCCTGACCTGGTGCCCTGGGAGCGCAAGGACGGCCTAGACCAATGGACGGCCGTCTACGTCATCGAAGGCCGCGATGTGGCCAACGGTGAAGGCGATGCGCACGTCTACACCAGCCGCGAGATTCTGGCCAACCCCAAGATGTGCAGCCTGGGGGACGAGTATGTGGAGAAGCTGCGCGAGACCTTTGACGCGAGGATTGTGGGATGAAGCCAATCACAAAAATGAATGAAGGTGAGAAGGCTGGCGTCTTCGCCATGATTTACCTGTGGATGGCTTTGATCGCCGTCTGGTTCACCATTGGCTGCATTGCCTGGTATCACATCAAAAGGTGGATTGCATGACCAGAGAAGACATCATCCGCATGGCGCGGGAGGCTGGTGCAATGTTTGACCATATGACATGGGTTGAGCGTGATCTTGCCCCTGTGTTTGAACGATTCGCTGCCCTTGTCGCAGAGCATGCACGCAATCGCACATGGACGCAGGCGCACTGGACCGAGTACGAGCGAAGCATTGCAGCAGTCGAGCGAGAGGCTTGCGCCAAGCTGTGCGACGAGATCGCCATTGACATGTGGAAGCTGTACAAGGGCCGACCGCCGTACAAAGGCGATGAAGAAGGCCGAGCATCCGACTTCACACAAGGCCGCAGCGCTGGCGCTGATGACTGCGCAGATGCAATCAGGAGAAGGACAGATGCTGCGTGACTACCAACAGCGAACCATCGACCAGCTTTATGCGTGGTTCGAGGCAGGCCACGCAGGCAATCCCTGCTTGGTGCTGCCGACCGGATCAGGCAAGAGCCACATCGTGGCCGCGCTGTGCAAGGACGCGCTGCAGAACTGGCCGGAGACCGTGGTGCTGATGCTGACGCATGTCAAGGAGTTGATCGAGCAGAACGCCGAGAAGATGCGCCAGCACTGGCCAGGCGCTCCGATGGGCATCTACAGCGCCAGCATCGGCAAGAAGCAGCTCGGTGAGCCGATCACCTTTGCCGGCATCCAGTCGATCCGCACCAAGGCCAAGCAGATTGGCCACGTCGACCTGGTGATCATCGACGAGTGCCACCTGGTCAACCACACAGACACAGGAGGCTATCGACAACTGCTTGCCGACCTGAAGGCCATCAACCCTGCGCTGCGTGTCATAGGTCTCACCGCGACACCTTACCGCCTGGGGCACGGCCTGATCACCGACAAGCCTGCGCTGTTCGATGACCTGATCGAGCCGGTCAGCATCGAGGAACTGGTGTTCAAAGGCTACTTGGCCACGCTGCGCAGCAAGGTCACCAGGGCCAAGCTGGACACCACTGGCGTCCACAAGCGAGGTGGAGAGTTCATCGAGTCCGAGCTGCAGGCAGCAGTCGACACCGACGACAACAACCAGAAAGTGGTGCGCGAGGTCATCGAGTTGGCAGGCGACCGCAAGGCATGGCTGGTGTTCTGCACAGGCGTCAAGCACGCCCAGCACGTGGCCGAAGTCCTGCGCCAGCATGGCGTGACGGCCGAGTGCGTGACAGGCGAGACGCCGAAGAAGGAGCGCGAGCGCCTGCTGACCGAGTTCAAAGCAGGCCGCATCCGCGCACTCACGAACGCCAACGTGCTGACCACTGGCTTCGACTATCCTGACATTGACCTGATCGCCATGCTGCGCCCGACCATGTCGGCCAGCCTGTACGTCCAGATGGCAGGCCGGGGCATGCGGGTCAAGAGCCACACCGACCACTGCCTGGTGCTGGACTTCGCTGGGGTGGTGGCCACGCACGGTCCGATCACGGCCGTGCAGCCGCCCAAGAAGTCAGGCGACGGCAACGGAGAAGCGCCGGTCAAGGTTTGCGACAACTGCGGAGAGTTGTGCGCGATTGCCGTGGCCACCTGCCCGGCCTGCGGCCATCCTTTCCCAGAGCCAGAGCGCAAGAAGCTGGAACTGCGCAACGACGACATCATGGGCCTGGAAGGCAAAGACCTGGAGGTCACTTCTTGGAACTGGCGCAGGCATGTCAGTCGAGCGTCAGGCAAGGAGATGCTGTCCTGCACCTACTACGGCAGCCTGTCCGACAAGCCCATCACCGAGTACCTGCCGGTTCTGCACGATGGATACGCTGGGCAGAAGGCCATGCGCCAGTTGCTGACCATGGCCAACTCGTCTGGTGCACATCTGGCCGAGGCTGCGCACCTGGAAGGCAGCGAAGGGCTGGACTACCTGGCGGTCCAGATGAGCAACAGCAAGCCGCCGAGCAGCATCGAGTACCGGCTGGATGGGAAGTTCCACCGTGTCATCAAGAGGAGTTGGGCATGACGCCGCTGATTCGAGAGACGGTGAAGTGGGCAACGGCCACTGGCCTAGACCCGGTCGAGTTGCAGTGGTTCGACATCTCTGGCCTGACCACCTCCAGGTTCGAGACGACGACAGATGTGCTGATGGAGTGCAACCCACCATTTGGCAAGTGCGTGGTGGCCTACCGTGGTCCGAGCAAGTCGCATGCGTCCTACGACATGCTGATGCTGGTGGTTGGCGACAACGCCAAGGACGGCATCGTGGTCGACATGTGGAAGGGTCCGACGGGCATCATGCCGCGCAAGGTGCCAACGATGCTCTACACCACCGAAGGCGACATGGTGATGTACGGGCCAACCGAAGAGGCCGAACCGGTGCCGGAAGAAGAAGCGCGCCTGGTGCTTGGCATCATCGCCAAGTGGTACCAATCGATGCTGTCCGGTGGCCATGCCTACCAGCCGTTCGTGCGCCAGAGCTTCACCAACAGGCGCAAGATTGCAGAAGGCAAGCAGCCGACCTACGACTGGCACACGGTCGTAATAAACGGCAAAGCGCTCAAGCGTGAGCCGCACGGAGGCACGCACGCCAGCCCCAGGCTGCACGACAGGCGTGGGCACTCGCGCAGGCTGCCAGACGGCAGGATCGTATGGGTTCGCCCATGCAAGGTTGGCGACGCCAGTAAAGGCGTTGTTTTCAAGGACTACCAAGTGAAGGAGCAGGCATGAGCACGCTACGCGAATCCGCCCAGCAGGCGCTGGAGGCGTTAGAAGCTGCGCTTGGAGAAAACCAGCCTTACTTTGTGAAATGCGGATTGGCAATGGTTTCCCTCCGCGCCGCGCTGGAGCAGCCGGAGCAGGAAATTGCGCTCACCATCGGACCGTTCTACTTGAAGCGCTACGACGAGCACAGCTTCTTACTTGGCCACGAAAGTGGGGAAGGCATGCAGGTGCGTGATCACCGCGTGCTGGAGATTTTCAACGAACTGTGGAAGGAGTTCTGATCATGAGCGAGATCATTCGCCCCAACTTTGACACCAAGTTTGTGACCAACGGTGAGTTCGCTCAAGAACTTTACGAGGTGGTGCTCAAGTACGACCGCCAGATCAGCGCTGCCGAGGTGATTGGCGTGCTGGAGATCGTCAAGCACTACGTGCTGCTTGGCCAACAGGAGAGCCTGTCATGACCAGACCACAAGAGCCAGAGTTTCTGATCCAGTGGCGCGAGTGGATGCGCGCCGGACCGCCGAAGCTGTGCCACACCTGCGACCACTTCAACCAGTCAGGCCACTGCCTTGCGTTCGACATGCGGCCGCCAGACGACTTCGCTGCCACGCCGGATGCTTGCGACCAGTGGGAATTAGAGGTGCCCTTCTGATGGACAAGATCACCATAGAAGAACTACGCGCACGAGTCGAATATGACGCATCAAGCGGCAAGTTCACATGGTTGCACTGCGACGCATGTAGACCATGCTGGAACTCTCGATTTGCTGGAAGGCAAGCGCTCTGCGCGCCACACTCAAACGGATATCTGTTTGGTGCGATAGCCAATCAGAAACTGTTTGCGCATCGTGCTGCCTGGGCATTGCATCATGGCCACTGGCCAGATGGAGAGATTGACCACATCAACCACGACAAGACAGACAACAGGATTGCCAACCTGCGTGTTGTTCAAAGAACGCAGAACGCCATGAACCTGTCGAAGTCAAGGCGCAACTCATCTGGCGTGACTGGTGTTTTCAAACACACACAGACCGGACGATGGCAGGCACAGATTCGCATCGAAAGAAAGTCGATGCACTTGGGTTCGTTCGAGTCGTTTGACGACGCAGTTGCAGCACGTAGAAAGGCAGAGGAGCAGCATGGCTTCCATCAAAACCACGGCATCTGAGGCAGCGCCTTCAGAACATTTTGAGCAACGCGAACTGGTGCGCTGGTTCCGGCAGACTTGGCCAGGCGTGCGCATCTTCGCCATTCCCAATGGTGGAGCGCGCAGCAAGGCCACTGCTGGCCGCCTGAAGGCCGAAGGCGTGGCCTCTGGCGTGCCAGACCTGTTCATCCCTGCCTGGCGCTTGTGGATCGAGATGAAGCGCAGCAAGGGTGGAAGCCTCAGCGCAGAGCAAAAGGACTGGATCGAGTACCTAGAAAGTGTGGGACATTGGGTTATAGTGGGAAAAGGTGCGGATCATGCGAAGCAGCAGATCAGCGCCTTTTTCAACACCAACCAAGGAACCCAATGAGCACTCGCATCTACCTGGTCACCGACACGGAGACCAACAAGCACCGCCTGATCCGCGCTGCCAACCAGGCTCAGGCCATCCGGCACGCTGCCCAGACTCGATTCGACATCGAGGTTGCCGGCCAGGACGACCTGGTGAGCCTGCTGACCAGTGGCATTCCTGTCGAGCTGTCCAGTGGACCTGCCACCGCTGATATGTTCGAGGAGATCGCCAGCACCAACCCAGGGATGACCGACTGATGAAAGCGCCGACAACTCCCAAGTCGTCGGCCTCGGCCGTCAAGGACCGATACCTGACGATCCGCGTGCCGCCCGAGGTTGAGCTGGCGCTGCGCCGCCAGGCTGACGCCGACACCAGGACGCTGGCCGCCCAGGTGCTGCACTACATCAAGCAGGGGCTGGCCAAGAGCCACGAGGAGGCCACCACATGAAGCAGCGCACGCGAGTGTCTGTGCAGTGGTTTCCTCGCCGCTGGCCGTATTTCGCCATCGGGTTCGACCGCAGCGAGTTCCACCTGTACCTGTGGATTGTCGAGATCGATGTCTGGAGGTCGTACTGATGGCTGCAGACAGCCCGAACGACAGGCGCCACATCCTGGTGGCGATGCTGCGGCCTTCGCCGTTGAGTCTGGCAGCGTGCCAGGCCATCGGTGGGCCGCGGCCTCCAGCCATCGCTGTGTTCTTTGACCGTGAGCAGGGCACCATCGGCCTGGTGGACGTGATCCGATGACAACACCACCCGACAACACCGGCAGGCGCATCATCAAGATCAACGCCATCACCCAGGCCAAGCTGATCGAGGCCATGCTCGATGGCGTCTACAACTGCCAGGAGCTTGCCGACATCACCGGCCTGCACTACGTCACCGTGTTGCAGTACACGAGGGAGCTGCACCGCGCCAAGGCCGCGCACATCTGCCAGTGGGACAAGGACACGCGCGGCCGTGACGTGATCAAGATTTACAAGATCGGTCGCGGCAAGGACGCCAAGCGGGAGAAGCTGACCCAGGTACAGCGCCAGGCAAGGCATCGAGAGAAAACCAGAGCGATGGAGCTGGTCAAGAGAATGGCTGGCGTTCAACATGAAGAAGTCGAGCAAGCGTAAGCCTGCCGCGCGCAGGCTGGTGACCTACACGCACTGGGACGAGCTGATGGCCAGCGCCAGCGATCCGCTGCCGCAAGACCATCGCACCTACCAGCTCACGCGCATGTACCAGGGGCTGCACGCGCTGGAGACAGCCGACAGCCCGGACACCGAGGACTGGCGTGTCGTCAGCGACGCCGTCAACATGCTGGAGACGCTGGTGCTGGACATGCAGGTCTGCGAGGACGCCAGTGGGCTGCTCCAGGACGCCATCCGCGGCCTGGCAGTGGCTGGCCAGCGCCACAAGCGTGAAGGCAAACCCATCAGGCTGGACGGGCTTGGCATCCAGGCCGTGCGCACCGTCCTGGCCAACTACAGCGAGCTGTTGGACGTGCTGCCGGCACGCACCATGATCAGGTGCCATCGCCTGACCGAGAAGCGCATCCACGCCATCTTGGACGGACGCAAGCAGCCTCACGATGTCGAGGTGGTCTGATGCTGTGCCCAGTGTGCAAGGCATGGACGCGAGTCCTGGAGACCAGGAGACACCTGGACAACAGCAAGCGTCGACGCTATGAGTGCGCGAACGGTCATCGATTCAGGACGCGCGAGGAGGTCATCAAGATCGACGTCGAGGGAGATTGGAAACGTAGGGTTTTCACCTAGTTGCGTTCATCGTGGGAAATCGTGGTAAGATGTGGCCATCGCAACCAACCAGCAAGGAGCTGACCGTGAGCAAGCTGATCGACACCTACCGCAAGTGCCCGACACCGTCCAACAGGGCAAAGCTGCAGGCCTATCTCAAGAAGCACATGATGGCCGCATGCATGGCTACGCCTGAAGAACTCGCCTTCCTCAAGGCGCACGAGTTCAACTTCTGAGGAGACAACCATGAACAAGACCCAGCAGCGCGAGATCGAGAAGGCACGCGACTTCCACAGCCTCGGCCACCACGAGACGGCCGCGCGCATCCTGGCCACCTGCCAGCGCTGCGCTCTGACCAAGCGTGCCCAGCAAGCCATCATCAAAGTGGCGCAGGAGCTGGACCTGATGCGCTTCATGCGCATCGAGAACGACTGCCTCGTGACAGACTGAAGGAGACCACCATGCAACTCAAGCGCTACCACGTCATCCTGGGCTTCATCGGCCTGGTGATCGCAATGGGCATCGTCGGCCAGTCAGACTTCGAGGAAGAGCAGCGCCAGGCCGAGCAATACTGCGAGATGGTCAAGCTGTGGAAGCAGACCAAAGGCCAGGCAGGCTGGCCGGCCTACAACGGTGAAGGCATGTGCAGGTGAAAAAAGGCCGGCATTGAGCCGGCCGAATCTGGTTCCCAACCAGAGAGGAGACAACTGGATCAGCGCTTCATCGCGCCTGCGATGCTCGGTGCGATCTTCTCGACGCTGCGGCCGACAACATAGCCGCCCAGGCCGAACTCGATGATGGACCACAGCTTGAGGTACTCGGCCTCGCTGAGGTTCGGAGCCACCCAGCCCATCCATCTGGCCACGATCAGCGCCGTGAACGTGATCATGGTCAGTGGCCGCCAGTTGGCTGCCAGCCAGTGCGTGCTGGCCGCCTCGGTCTGGATGATCTTGGCCGCTGCCGTCTCGATCTCGGACTGGTGCGCCAGGAGCTGCCGCAAAGCCTCAGATTCTGCCTTGGCGCGCTCCGCAGGGTCCGGGAATAGGTTTGCCACCACCTTGCCGAGAATCGGCGCCAGGGCCGGGATTAGGGCTTGAATCATGGGTACTTCCTCCGGTCCAGCTCGAAGTGTGGGCCGTCCTTGAAGGTGCGCCAGTCACCACCCCAGACGATGGGCACGTTCAGCTCGGCAGCCGCGGCCTTCATGGCCTCCGCGATCTTGTAGTACAGGGGCCAGTCCCAGCGCACTTCCTCGTCGACCCAGGCGCCAAGATCCACTGCGTGGCCAGTCAGGTGTCTGCTGTTCATGGTCTGGCTTGCGCCGGCTTCCATCAGCTTGCGCTGGCGTGTGTGGTCGCGCAGTCCCTCCAGGACAGTGAAGTCCACATGCGTGATCTGAATCGCGCGCTCGACCACCTTCACCAGGTCTTCATGCACGCCTCGGAGCCTTGCAATCGAACGGGGGCCGAGCTTGTACATGATCAGTGTTTCCAGAGGCTGATGATGTAGCCAATCAGGACTGAGATGCCAGACACGATGCTCATGCCAAACCACAGGCCGCCTTTGCCCTTGTTGGCAAGCGCCAGCAGCTCCTCAATGTTGCGCTCCAGCTTGTCGACCTTCTTGTCCATCTCCTGGACCTTCTGCCAGAGCACGCCATACTTGACCAGGTCAATGCCTTCTTGTTGTTCCTGCAGCATCGTGTCCGACTCCATCACAAGCCTTCGCCTGGGGTCATGTAGACCGTCGAGGCAGCACCAGCAACACCAGAGAAGAACAAGCCAGCAGAGAAGCGCAGGATCTCAACAGCGCCAGCCACCAATGGGATGCTGGGCGCAGGGTTGCCTGCAGTAGCTGCCACAGCGTTTGCCTGTGCAATGGCCGCGGTTGGACCATAGCCCAAGTGGACCAAGTTGGCGCTGGAGTTCACGATGCGCATCTGGCCAGCCTGGTGAGCCGAGAACTTCTCGTAGACAGGAACCTGCACGCCAGCAGGAGGTGCGACAGCAGCCGCGATGACAACGGTCTCGCCTTGCGGGTTGAATGCGATCTGGGAATTTGTGGCCATGTCAGACTCCTTGTGCAGCGGTGGCTGCCTTGAATGCTTCGATTACTTCAGGCGTGTGCGCTGTGGCGCAGATGGCTTGGACACGAGCGTCCTCACCACTGTAGTCGTCGCCAGGAACGATAACGTGACGGTGGAAAGAGCCGCCAATTTGCTCGCCGTTTTCGATGATCGCCGTTTTGGTGCGCACTTGCACGCATCCAGATGCAGTGACTTCAATCTGGTCGACAATGACTTGCTTCTCTAGCGCCATGATTTCTCCTTTGTGAATTTATGCTGCTCGATAGCAGCCAGAAAATTGCATCGAGTTTCCAGCAGATGCGTTGACGTTTGCTGGAGACATCGAAGTTGTCGCACCGTTTGATGCGGAGCGAAACTGAACCCTAGCATTCGTCAAAGACCCTCCGCGCATCTGAATATTAAACGGCTGCTGTGTAACGAATCCAGATACCGTCCCAATAGGAATTGCAGCGACGGAAGCGGCTGCGAATGGGAAACCGCCAACAAGCAAATCTCCTGTCGCAGAGCCAATTGTCACAGCGTCAGTTGAAAATTGAGCTTGCACAAAAACAAGATCTCCGATCTTGACATACGTCGCAGTGTTGCCCGCGTTGTATGTCACGGATGTGAAGTTGGTTCCTGTGGTCGTCAGTGTTGGAGTCCACGTTCCCTCTTCGTAATCATCGAGCAGTTCACTTGTGACGCCTGAAGCAGCAGGGTTTGCAGAGAAATCAATTCCCTTTCCTGCTGTACCGATCACCAAGTTCCCATCAATGATGGTCTGGTCTCCGTATCGAGTTGATGGGTTGCCAACTGTTTTCAGCATTTCAGTGCTCCTTAGATTGCCGCGATGATGAAGGCCAACAGTTCTTCATACCGGACACCATACGCGTTGCCTGCTGCCGCAACAAGAACTCTGTCTTTGACTTTGTACACCTGCTGCTCGATTCCATTATCGTCTAATTCTGTGACGAGTTCGTAGGTCTCTTCATAATGGTCGTCCCACTCGTCATAGCAGAAGACGCCGTATGCGTCTGGGTCAAGTCCTTCTGACCGGAATGCGTCTGCAAGTTCTTGAGCGATGATGCCAAAGTGAATGCGTGCTGCATCTCCCTTCTTTTCAACGGCTTCGTTCCACTTGAAAGCACGCAGAAGACCTTTGCACTTCAAAGCCACTGCTTTTTCTGCATCAAGCAAAGTTCTGATCTGCTGCTTCTCTCGGCCGTCAGATGTGTTGATGGTGCCGTTGACAGCAAATACCTCTGACCAGCGAAAACCAGCACGGCCAAGGGTGATCTCATTGTTTGTGGATGGTTCAAACGACAAGTTCAAACCACTGAAACCAACACTCTTGATCGTCAGCACATCGCCAGGTGCTGCGGCCTGAGTAGTGGAAGAGTTCAGGCGAACGTAGCCAGATGCGAATCCTTGCGACATGGCAGTCGCGTAGCCGCCTGCTGCATACGCCTCCCCGGTTGTGACATCGTAGTTTGTTGAGACGAAACCACTGTCAACAGACGTTGCCCCAAGTTGGATCGGTTTCTTTGCCCTGCGGTACGTCTGTGCTGCCCCTGGCATGTTTCCAACGCCAACAGCAATTAGCTGGCCGAAGTCAGGTCCAAGACCAACTCCGCCAATGGCGTTGTTCCATTGCGCCGCTGTGTTTCCTGTGTCAACAACAGAGGATGCAAATTGGTTGTTGTAAATTTGGCCGATGTAATACTGAGTTGCACTCGTCGGAGCCTGAACATTTATGTTCGACCCCATCCGGTTGTTACGAATGACAAACGCCTTATCGGCGCTGACGTTTATCAGCGTGTTTGCAGAGTTGAGAAGGTTATTCTCAATCGTCGATAGAACTCCAGAACCTGCAATATAGACAACGCTCACTTCGTTGAAGAAGTAAGTTCCTGTGCTCGATTCGGTGTAGTTTCCACGAATTGTGTAGCTTGAATTTCCAGCAGATCGAATTGCAGCCGTGTCGTACGCTTGAATATCGCAATTCTCAATGACGTTTGTTTGAGAACCAGCCTCAAAAAGCACATGAGTGTCTGCACCCAAGAATCGACAACCATAGAATGTGTTGTTAATTGTGTTGGTGCCGTAGGTTTTGACGCTGATAGAGTGTCTTGCGCCTTTTGTGTTTTGCCACAAGCATTGGTTGAATGTCGTCCAGTCAACTTGGCTGTTAACAGGATCGCCAAGCTGGACAACGATGCCGGTTGTCGCCTTGGCGTTTACAAACGAACAGCCGTCATAGGTGTGGTATGTACAGTTTTGCTTGAGCTTGTACACAATGTCGCAAAGCCCATCGCCATCGAGGCCGATGTTGCGCATCTGGAAACGATGAACCGTATCAAATTCGAAAAACACAGTTCCTGCAGTACGGCATCGAATAGTCGCGACGTTCCCAGAATTTGCGCCAAGCGTACCGTTGTACCCAGAGCCTTCTCCAACCCAGGTCATCGTGCTGCAGTCTGTATTTGTGATCTGGATTGGATCGCACAGGTAAACACCGGCTGGCCAATAGACTAAACCAGCATTTGTGTTGATGGCATCCTGAATAGCAGATGTGCAATCGAATGTCGAAGTTCCAGCCTTGATCGCAGCGTGTTCTGCTTCTGGAATGAAATCCAAAATGCTGATCGTGTCATCAAACTTACTCTCTGCGCTTCTCTCAAGAGCGCCAGTTCTGTTGAGCGTGTAAGAAACATCTGACGCGTTAACACCTGTCACAACCACGCCACTCAGACGCTCAGTCGCTGCCGGTGCGCTGTACACCACACTACCGTTCTTGTTCATCACGCGGATGCTGTAGTCGCTGTCGACGTACAGCCGCGCAGGCGTGCCGCTGTTGACCGGATAGCCACCACGAGTGCGGATGGGCTGTGCCGCAGGCAACGTCAGTGCCGCGTCCCAGTAGACGTTGATGGGGTTCCCAATGGGCTGTGTGTTGGCAACGCCGATCCAGACAAAGCCATCCTCAAGAGGTTGGCCGTCGATGTCAGTGAAAATCGGATAGGTTGGTTGAATAGAAAGTGCGGTCATCTTTGGTTCTCCTGATCAAATTGTCCTTCAGCTTGCATGGATTGCACAAGCCAGCGCTCGCGCCAGCTCAACTCACGCGGCATCTTGGCCGCATCGGCAAAGCGCCGGAAAGCGCCGGAAAGTGCCACAGCTCTCACTGCAGCCTGGCTCGGTGTGGTTCTGGTGGCTCCCTCGACAGCCAGCCGCTGGAATTCAGGCGAGGCAATCAGCTCGTCTGCGGCCTTGGCCACCTCGGTCTTGACGCCCTTGGCCAGGGCTGCCGTCAGGCCTGATGCAATGCCAGCACCAGGCAGCCCGACTGCCGTGGTGGCTGCCTCAGCAGGCAGGCCGATGGCTGCGCGCTTGGCCACATTGAAGATGTTGCCCACCAGCGTGTCAGCGCCCTGCAACTCCTGCTGGACGGCCTGGATGCGGCCGGTGGTGATGCGCTCGCGGGTGGCTTTGCGCACGTTGTCTGCCACTCGGTAGAGGTCCGACAGCGCCTTCCTGGACGGCTGTGGCAGGTTGTTCATCAGCGCCGCATAGGCTTGCTTGTTTTGCAGCAGGCCCTCGTACCAGTTGGCGTAGGTGTTGAAGTTCAGCGCGCCATTCTGCGTGGCTTTGCCGAAGGCTGTGTTCAGGGCCGAGGCCGCCACCATCTGGCGCATGTCCTGCGGGATCGCCTTCAGGATGTTGACCAGCTTGTCAGCATCGCCCTTGGTCAGCGCCTGTGTGGCCGTCGACAGCTTGGTGACCAAACTCTGGTCGAGCTGCTTGCCAAACAGCGACACCATGTCGTCCTCGAAGCCTTTGCGCATGGCCACCAGACTCTTGGCCAGACGGTACTGCTCGCCGCGGCCAACCGTCTCGGCCAGGTTGAACTGGTCGTCGTCGATCAATGCGTACAGACGCTTGGCCAGGCCGGTGTCTGCGTCTGCAAACGGTCCCTGCTGGCGAGCTGCCGCACCAATGTCGCGCCGCACGTCATCGATCAGCGCATAGGTCGGGTAGCGCATGCCGACCACTTCGCCGGCCTCGTCCGTGATCTCGCGCGGAGTCAGCTTGCGCCGCACCGCCTTCTCCAGGCTGGAGAGGTTCTGGGGACCGTCCAGGTCCAGCGCACGCTGCTCGACGAACGCCAGCACGCTGTCAGCAGGGCCGCGGGTCTGGGCCGGCACGTTGGCGCGCAGGTCGTTGTAGACATTGTCGGCCTGGCGCTCCAGATTGGTGACTGTCTGGTCCAGGTTCGTGCGCACCGCCTGGTTCATCCGGCTGAGGTCGGTCATGCCGCCGATGCGGGTGATCAGGTCGTCTGCCTGCTTGCCGACCTGCTCCAGACCAGCGATTTCGGCCGCCCTGGCCTGGCTGCCAGGCACCGACTTGACGGCCTGCGCCAGCTCACGGTATGCCTGGTTCGAGGTCAGGTGATCCGGCTGCAGGTAGCCCTCGATCTTGAGCCTGCGCGCAGCCTCCAGCACCTTGGGATCTGGTGCGGCCTGGCCGGCCAGCACTGTGGTGGCTCGGCCTGCGCCAAGGCCGCCACCAGTTGCCTGGCGTGTGGTCGCTGCCAGCTCCTCGGCCGTCATCATGGCCGGGCCGGCTGCCGGAGCTGCCGCCGCTGCGGCCGCAGGAACCACCGGGGCCGCGCCTTGCGGGGCAACCGGGAATGTCACCGCGCCACTTGGCTGCACGCCGGCAGGCATCATGGGAGCAGGTTCTAGGGTTGGCTCGATGCGTGTGGCCGCTGCTGCAGGGCCGCCAGGGGCCACAGGTGCCGCGCCAGGCGCCGCTGCAGGTGCAACAGGGGCACGGGCAGCGCGGACAGCCTGAACACCGCGCACAGCCGCAGGCAGGACGGGAGCCAGCGCAGCAGTCGTTGCCACCTCGCCAGTGTCGAATCTGCCGCCAGTGGCAGCCTGTGTTGCCTCGATAGCCGCTTGGGTTGCGCCAGCGCCAGCAGCCATGCCTGGCAGCGTTGTCGCACGGCCGGCAGGCGTGAAGGCAGCCAGCGCACCAGCAGCGCGAGGAATGTCGCTGACCTGGAAGCCTGGCTTGATGGCGTAGAACTGGCCGTCGATGGACGACTGCAGCACGAAGTTGCCCTTCTCGTCCTGCGCCACCTTGACGCCGGG